GAGATTGAGATCGAAGACCCTGAATCGGTTCGGATTGGTATGGGCGATTTGGAGATTGAGATTGAGCCGGATGCAGAGTCAGAAGATGACTTCAACGCTAACCTTGCAGAATATATTAGCGAAGAGGCGTTGCAGAATCTTGCAAGTGAATTGATTAGCGATTACGACGAGGACGTAGCCAGCCGCAAAGACTGGATGCAGACTTACGTTGATGGCTTGGAACTGCTGGGTATGAAGATTGAAGACCGCACGGAGCCGTGGGAAGGTGCGTGCGGTGTGTACCACCCGATGCTGTCTGAGGCGCTGGTGAAGTTTCAGTCTGAGACGATGATGGCAACGTTCCCCGCCGCTGGCCCAGTTAAGACACAGATTATTGGTAAAGAGACGCCGGATAAGAAAGCCGCTGCGACCCGCGTTGCGGACGATATGAACTATCAGTTGACGGACGTGATGAAAGAGTTTCGTCCAGAACATGAGCGCATGCTCTGGGGCTTGGGTCTGGCTGGCAATGCGTTTAAGAAGGTGTACTTTGACCCGGGCCTTGATCGGCAGGTGTCATTGTTCGTCCCTGCGGAAGATATTGTTGTGCCGTATGGCGCGTCTAATTTAGATTCCTCCCCGCGTGTAACGCATGTGATGCGCAAGACTGAGAACGAGCTACGCAAGTTGCAGGTGGCTGGGTTCTATTGCGACGTTGATCTGGGCACCCCAGAGAACGTGCTGGATGAGGTTGAGAAGAAGATTGCGGAGAAGATGGGTTTCCGCGCAACAGCCGACAATAGGTTCAAACTGTTGGAGATGAACGTAGACCTTGATTTGGAAGGCTATGAGCATAAGGATAAGAAAAAAGAAAAGACTGGGATTGCGCTGCCCTACGTTGTGACGATTGAGAAGGGGTCAGGTGAAGTATTAGCGATCCGTCGCAATTGGGAACCTGATGATGAGACCTACGCAAAGCGCCAACACTTTGTTCACTACGGCTATGTGCCGGGCTTTGGCTTCTATTGCTTTGGCCTGATCCACCTCATTGGGGCTTTCGCTAAGTCAGGCACTTCACTTATTCGTCAGTTGGTTGACGCTGGTACGCTATCTAATTTGCCCGGCGGCTTTAAGACCCGAGGCATGCGGATTAAGGGTGACGATACACCGATTGCGCCGGGTGAATGGCGTGATGCGGACGTGGCCAGCGGTGTGTTGCGCGACAACTTAATGCCGTTGCCTTATAAAGAGCCGTCGCAAGTTCTTGCTGGGCTGATGGATAAGATCATTGAAGAAGGTCGCAGATTTGCTAACACGGCTGATCTGACCTTGAGTGATATGAGTGCGCAAGCGCCTGTGGGGACTACGCTGGCTATTCTGGAGCGCACACTCAAGAACATGAGTGCGATTCAGGCGCGGGTACATTACTCGATGAAGCAGGAGTTGGGTCTTCTCAAAAACATCATTGCTGAGTACACACCAGAAGACTATGACTACCAACCAACGCAGGGTAGCCGGAAGGCTAAGAAGTCTGACTACGACGACGTGGATGTCATCCCGGTCAGCGACCCCAACGCCAGTACCATGGCACAAAAGATTGTGCAGTACCAAGCTGTATTGCAGTTGGCTCAAGGTGCTCCGCAACTCTACAACTTACCTCTACTCCACCGGCAGATGCTTGAAGTGCTGGGTATTAGAGAAGCGCAGAAACTTGTGCCAATGGATGAAGACCAGAAGCCGACCGACCCGGTAAGCGAGAACCAGAACGTGTTGTCAGGCAAACCGGTCAAAGCGTTCCTAACGCAAGATCATCAGGCACATATTGTTGTGCATATGGCTGCTATGCAGGACCCTAAGATCATGGCGCTGTTGCAAAACAACCCGATGGCACCGGCTCTACAGTCCGCAATGATGGCCCATATTAATGAGCACTTGGGCTTTGAGTACCGCAAGCAGATTGAAGAACAACTTGGTATGACGTTGCCACCTCAGAAGGATGAGTCTGGCGAAGAAATACACATGTCACCTGAAGTAGAAACACGTCTGGCTCCGATGCTGGCGCAAGCCGCCAAGCAGTTGCTCCAGAAAAATATGCAAGAAACACAGCAAGCTCAAGCGCAACAACAAGCGCAAGACCCGATTGTGCAGATGCAGATGCAAGAGTTGCAGCTTAAAGCGCAAGACAACCAGCGCAAGGTTGAGAAAGATAAGGCTGATGTTGCCCTCAAACAGGCACAGCAAGAGATCGAGCGGCAAAGGATTGCCTCCCAAGTTTCCACTGATGACAAACGCATCAAGATGGACGCAATGAAGGTAGCCGCACAAATGCAGGAAACCCGGCAAAGCAGCATGGCAACTATGGGAGTAGATGTACTTAAACATCTCTCTAATAAGAGTCATGAGGAGCAATTACGGGCAATGCAAGAGCGGATTCAAACCCGTCAACAGCAAGCAAGAGCACCTAAGAAAGGCGAGTAATGGACGCATTCGGCATCCTTGTCCAACAAGCGGACGAGAAAATTATACAACTCAAAGACTATTTAGCCGAAGGGAAGGCCGAGTCTTTTGAGGAATACAAAAAACTGTGTGGTGAGGTTCGTGGTCTACTCATTATGCGGGGATACGTATTAGACCTTAAACAAAGATTGGAGAACTCGGATGAATAGTTCCATCCTGTTAGCTACAGACGCTAACAACCCACAAGTTGTTGGTTCCTATGACTTTGCCGCAACCGCAGAGGAAAAGGGAAAACAACTCCCCCGCCCATCGGGTTATCGAATTCTCTGCGCCATCCCAGAAGCAGAAAAAGAATTTGAAGACAGCGAGATTGGGTTACTCAAGTCCGACGAAACCATGCGAAACGAAGAGACCCTCACAACGGTCTTGTTCGTGGTAGACCTTGGCCCTGATTGCTATAAAGATGAAAAGCGGTTCCCCAATGGCGCTTGGTGTAAGCAGGGTGATTTTGTTCTTGTCCGCCCGCATTCTGGTTCCCGATTGGTTATTCATGGCCGAGAGTTCCGCATTATCAATGACGACACCGTTGAGGCCGTTGTTGACGATCCCCGTGGTATTAAACGTAAATAAAGGAGCACAAAATGCCTTTGGACGACAACACAGAATTTAAATTTCCAGATGAAACTACTCAGGAAGCTACTGAGATTGAAATTGAAATTGAAGACGACGCCCCGGCTGAAGACCGTGGCCGTCAGCCGCTGCCCAAGCCTCTGGTTGAGGAGTTGGAGAAAGACGAGCTAGATCAGTACGACGACAACGTAAAGACCAAACTTAAACAAATGCGTAAGGTTTGGCACGACGAACGTCGTGAAAAAGAGTCTGCAATACGCGAACAGCATGAAGCTGTTGGTTTAGCGCAACGCTTGTTTGAAGAGAATAAGCGCATTAAGTCTATTCTTACCTCAGGTGAGCAAGAATACGTTACAACCATTCAGAGTAATTCTGATATGGAACTAAAAATTGCTCAACGGGCGTATAAGGAAGCCTACGAAGCAGGTGACTCCGATAAGATGATGGAGGCCAACCAAGCACTGCAAATGGCTAACTTGAAAGCCATACAGGTAAAAAACTTTAGAATGCCCTCTTTACAAGAGGAACAAGTTCCTGTACAAACTCAATCTGTGCAGTACCAACCTGCACCGTATGTACCTGAACCTGACGATAAAGCCGTAACGTGGCAAAAGCGAAATGGCTGGTTTGGTCAGAATCGGGGCATGACGGCCTTTGCCCTTGGTCTACACGAAGAACTCAAGGAAAATGGGGTTGAGGTTGGTTCTGAAGACTATTACCGCGAATTGGACAAAACAATGCGCAGACGGTTCCCCGAAAATTTCGAGGAACAAGAAGAACAAAGACAGCAGAGTAGCCGAACAAGACCCGGCACCGTTGTCGCATCGGCAGTTCGTAGCACGGCTCCCACAAAAGTCAGGCTAAAGCAAAGCCAAGTAAACTTAGCTAAAAGACTAGGTTTAACGCCAGAACAATATGTGAAGGCACAACTTGAATTGGAGGCCAACAATGGCTGAAAACAAATTAATCCGTGAGTTAGAAACACGTGCGGTACAAGAGCGTCCCAAGCAGTGGGCGCAACCTGAATTGTTGCCCGAGCCAGACAAGCAGCCGGGTTACAGCTACCGCTGGATTCGTGTCTCAACAATGAACAGTGCTGACCCCCGTAACCTTTCGGCCAAACTCCGCGAAGGGTGGGAGCCAGTCCCTATTGAAGAACAACCTAAATTCAAACTGTTAGCTGACCCCAATAGTCGTTTTAAAGACAACATTGAGGTTGGCGGCTTATTGCTCTGCAAGACACCTTCTGAGTTCGTACAACAGCGAAATGATCATTTTGCTAATATTACGCAATCCCAGACAGATGCTGTAGACAATAGCTTCATGCGTCAAAGCGATGCGCGGATGCCACTCTTTACAGAGAAAAAGTCCTCATCTAGCTTTGGCAAAGGAACCTAAATTTTAAGGAGTTTTATATGGCTTATCCTGTCGTCTCGGCCCCTTACGGCCTAAAGCCGATCAATCTGATCGGTGGTCAAGTATTTGCGGGTTCTACCCGTGAATATGCGATTCCTTACGGATATGCAACTAATATTTTCTACGGCGATCTAGTTGGCCTGTCCCGTGGCAATATTGAGCGTTTAACCGTTTCTACCGGTACCCTTGGTACTGTTACAGGTATTTTCTTGGGTTGTTCTTACACCAACCCTACAACTAAGCAAAAAACATTTGCTCAGTATTATCCTGCTAGTACGTCAGCCGGTGACATTATGGCTATCGTTTGCGATGATCCTGACACTGTTTTTAAAGCTGCTGTCTGCTCTTCTGGCGTTGTTATGGCTTCTGGTGCTCATGCAATGATTGGTCAGAACTTGGCCATGATTAACAACACAGGTAATGTAAATACCGGT